TTACCGTTATCGGCATAGCGATAGCAGTAATCCCAGTAATGGTCTATGCAATCATATTCATGGTGAAAAGATAATGACTACAGTTAGAGAGATGGAAGCGAAGCTAAACGGGCATGAAAAAGAATGCGCTGTAAGATATGCCAATATAGAAAAGCAATTAGACCAAGGCAATGCCAAGTTTGATAAAATTAACACTCGATTTGATGCTGTTGATAAGCGGTTGTGGCTTCTTTATCCCTTTGTGCTAGTCTCTCCTCTCATAGAGAAGTTATTCCAATGAGCATATTAAACTCTTTAATAGCACCCGTAACTGGTCTTCTTGACAAGTTTATTCCTGATGCCGATACAAAACAAAAGATCGCGCACGAACTAGCGACTATGGCCGAAAAGCACGGTCAGGAAATAGCACTAGCGCAAATTAAACTTAACACTGAAGACGCTAAAGGTAATTGGTTTCAATCGGGCTGGCGGCCAGCAACTGGCTGGATTTGTGTTGCTGGATTTGCCGTAAACTTCCTTATTTCGCCATTAGCCGCACCTTTAGGAATAGTAATACCACAAGCAGATACCACGGTTATGTTGCCTGTATTGCTTGGCATGTTAGGTCTTGGCGGTATGCGTACTGCGGAAAGAATAAAGGATAAAGGCAAATGACAAGTAACCAATATTTTACCGCTAAAGAACTTACCTGCAAATGCGGATGCAATACTATCGAGTTTGATCTTGGCTTTCTAACTACCCTAAATGCTATCCGTAAAGAGTGTGGATTTCCATTTGCTATCTCTTCTGCTTACAGATGTCCATTACACCCCATAGAAGCTCGTAAAAGCACTGTAGGCGCTCACGCACACGGTAAGGCGGTTGATGTGTTGTGTTCAGGAGAAAAGGCTTTAGAAGTTATTAGAGTGGCTCAAAAGCACGGCATTAAAAGAATTGGCGTTCAACAAAAAGGTAGTGGAAAGTTTATTCATCTTGATGCTTGTACAGAAAGCGAAGGTTTTTTTAGTCCTGCTATGTGGTCATACTAGTTATCAATGATTGAATTTATGGTAATTGGATTGCCCAGATCAAGAACTACATGGCTTGCTAACCTGCTAACCACTACAGCTACATTTTGCATGCATGACCCACTTTCTCAATATACTTTCCCAGAATTAAACCAGTACACCTGTAAAAAAACCTTTGGAATTGCTGACACTGCCATTTACAGCTTGCTAGGCGGTAGGTTAAACGCTCATCCAGCCAAAAAACTTATAATCCATAGACCAATAAGTGAAATCAACGCATCATTAGGCCGTTTGCAAGTCTCGCAATCGGATGCTGACGAGCTAGACAAAATAAAAGGTCTGCACATAGACTTTAAAGATATAAACAAGATGGGTAATCGGATCTGGCATCACCTAATAGGCACTGAATTTGATTCTGAAAGGTTTGATGAGTTAACGCTAATGAATGTTCAGCCTAACTTTGAAGGTCTTAAACAGATGAATCAGGCTAAAATACAGTCTTGGCTGTCCAGAAACTAAAAAGACCCCGCTAGGAGTCTTTATTTAGGTCTTCTATTGCTATGGCTGACAGGCCAAGTAAAACTACTGCTATTGCGTATATCACGGATATTCCCTGCTGAAAGTGCGTTAATGTGCGAATTATTGGTGTCTAAAAGTGTTAACGGGTTAAAACTACCAAGTAAGCGGGGAGTATAAAGACTATCGGATATGATCGGAAATGACGGTTTATCATGCAAGTTATACCATAAATGATATGCAATTTGGTTTACCTATTGTACATTTTAAGGTGTATTGCACCGCATATAAGACATTTTTTAAACTAAAGTGCCCTTTTGCGCGTACAGGCGGGCAGTCCTGCGTCTCCCGTTAAACGGTACGCTAGATTTAAAAAAGCTAACTCATTTTTCACCCCCTATTTCAGATAAATAAGTGGCCCGTTGCGATCATAGGTGGGCCAAGCCTACTTCAAAGGTCAGGGGAAACCTTGATCTTAATTACAGCGCATTGTACCTAAAGCGTTAGTCCTACAGGTAGTGCCGTTGTTGCTTCGCATTGTGCCAAGCGCATCGGTTCTCCATATAGTTCCGTCTGACCCTCTAGTTGTACCAAGAACATCAGTTCTATATGTTGTCCCGTCAGAAGATCTAGTTGTCCCTAAAACATCGGTTCGCCATGTAGTGCCAGTCCTGCTGTCACGGGTAGTGCCTAATATGTCAGTACGCAAAGTCCCGTTCTGGCCACTTGAGCATGTATATTTTGTGTTGCCAAGCGAATCCATCCTGTATGAGCACGATGCTTCGGCTTTACCGCTAGAAAAAATCAACATTACTATAAAGAAAACTACAATAACCGCAATTACGCATGCCTTCCAATTTATAGTGTTTTGGCTTAAATGCTTATCGGCTATTTTGTTTGCTTCTTTAACCAGTTTATCTACTTTTTTTGCTTTGCTCATTATCTTCTCTCTCTTTGTTTATGATTTATTAATAAAATAACACTAGATTAACTTAAAATCAATATTATTTTACCTCTCCTATTCGGTACTCTTCATCTTTTATTCGTTCTTTTAAGTCCCTAGCAAATTTGATCACTTCATTTCGTTTAAATTTTGGTGCAGTTCTCCAAGCTAATCTTTGCATTGCCCTTATCCTGCGTGATCCATGAATATCCTCCATATAGATCCGGTAAGCTTCCTGTATTTTGGTGGTTTTCATGCCGAACATATTGCACCCAGCACATTGCGGGTTAATATTCTGCTCAAAAAGCTTAAAGATAATGTGCCTACGGCTATAAAAATGACCACCTTGCATGTTTTTATAATGGTCTATTTTCCCGCAAGTAACGCACTGGCAATAACCATTGTCGTCTGATGCTTTTAACCTGACTAGCCTTTGAAGTAACTTTGCAGCCTTATCTACTTCTTGCGCTACAGTAGGCTTTTTCTTACTTGCCATTAGGCTTACCTTTTGGCTTTGGCTTGTATTTGTTTTTTTTAGTTTTTGCTGTCATTGTCTTTCTCCGAAATTTGATCTGGTGTTTTAAGTAAAGAATCAAAAGCAATAGAAGCTTTTTCTTTCTTTTTGCCAAAGATAGCATCATAGCTATCTGCATATTTTTTTGCGTCTGTAGGGCGAGTTTTTGAACCTTTGCCCCCGTGCGTTCTCCCGCTACTCATTACTCATCTTCTTCTTTAAATATCACGACATTTAACAGCTTTGCCAAGTACCATTGCGCTTTCTGAAGATCCTCTACTGGCTTGCCCTTCATCTCATAGCGCCAAAGATACTTTTGCACGTTACCCTTACAGTAAGATTTAAAACCCTCACAGGACATAGATGCTTCGATAGCCTCGATACACTCAACGCTTCCGGTGTTGTAATGGCTTGGGTTATTTACTGCATCTACATCTTCTTTAGAAACTTTAAGGGCATAGCCGTTTTCATCGTATCCTTCAAGCTCTTCTTCTGCGGCTGCATCAAGATAAACCTGCATCTGCTCATCTATGGATGCAACTTCTATTGCCGGTATTTCATTTCTCAATCGCTCCCAATCTCTAACATCTGGATCAACCATTTTTATCTGCCTTTTGCTTTTGTAAGTTGTGCGTCCCCTTAATAGCGTTCCAGCATTCACTATAAAAATCAATTACATCATGCTTGTGCTCTATTAATAGAGCTGCTGGAACCCATATAGGAGAAACCAGCAGCGAAAGTATGGCTTTAATTCGTAAATTCATCATTATTCCATCATCATTTCTTCATTAAATTCAATTTCTGACGGTATAAGATCCATGCAGCTAGTGCATACACCGTAAGCAGCATCATCGTCACCAAGCCAAAATTCAAGAACACTCGAGCAATCATTACAGAATTGGCGGTGCAGTTGCATAGTTTTCGGTGGAAAGTTAATAACGTCACCCATTAGCCCACCTTTATCTTGACGCGGGAATCTTCACCCGTATCTTTATGGTAAACAACCGCTGTCATTGAGCGTTCAGCTCCGTAACCTGAGTCTGAATGCCACTGATCTGTACTTGTAAGACTTCCCCAGTGCTCAAAGTGCATAGAGCCAACTTCCCTAGCGACATGGTGGTGGATATGTCCTAAATGGCAGTATCTGTTTTTGGATTGGCTCCATTCGTCATCGAGATTCTTGATCACAGCCTGTAAGATTTGTTCGTGTTTCATTCTGTCGCCGTGGTGAAAGACAAAAAGGTTGTTGTGCCACTGGTAATGAATGAACTTGGAGTAGTTGGGCAGGACATTTACGCGCTTTTCTTTGGCGTATAACAATTCAATGCAGCTTGAAAGGTGACAGGCCATATCTGAATCATGGTTGCCGCGAACATTGATAACCACTACTTCTTTGTGAGTCTCAAGCATTTTGTTAATAAGGGTCTGAAACAATCTCCCAGCAAGTCTAAAGGTCTTTCCTAT